TGGTTCTCTTGCAAGAGATATGACAGGATTTCTTGCACCAGTATCGGTAGTAAATAAGGCGGCTGCTCCAATTAAAGCAGTTACTACAGGACAAAAGATTGCAAAAGGAGCAGGCGTTGGAGCAGTAGCAGAACAATTTGCTTTTAGTCCTTACGAAGAAAGAATATCTAATTTGGTTCAATCAGTTCCGTCATTACAAAACCCAGTCACAGAATTTTTACAAGCTGATCCAAATGACTCAGCTGCTACAGCAAGGTTTAAAATGGCATTAGAGGGAGGTGCAATCGGTGTACCAGTTGATGCTGCATTAAGAACTTTCGGCAAGTTAAGAGCAAATAGAGTTGCACAAGAACAACCTGAAGCATTAGGCCCACCAAAACCAGAAGAGTTAAAAGAAACTTTTGTTGGCCCTAAAAGTAAATTTGGCGGTGTTCCAGTTGAAGAAACTACAGTTGCACCTAAAGTAGAAACACCAAAACCTAAAAGTAATAAACTTCCAGATATATTAATACCACCCAAAGAACCAAAAATAAAAAGAGTTAATTCTTTATTATATAATGGCGTACCATTTAATGATCCTGGTCTTGAAGAAATTGCTTATGCATTAGGATACTCAACTGATACTTTGCCTCTTGTT